AACAATTTTTTAGTTCAGTATATCCTACAATATCATCTGGTAAAAGTTCTAAGGTTGTAATAGTATCAACGCCACACGGAATGAATATGTTTTACAAATTATGGAATGACGCACAAAACAAACGAAACAGTTATGTGCCTATTGAAGTGCATTGGTCAGAGGTACCTGGTAGAGACGAAAAGTGGAAAGAAGAAACAATAAAGAACACAAGTGAAAGTCAATTCAGGACTGAGTTTGATTGTGAGTTTCTAGGTAGTGTAGACACACTTATTAGTAGTTCTAAGTTAAGAGTATTATCACATAACACACCCATACAATCTAGCGCAGGTTTAGATGTACACGAAATGCCACAAAAAGGTAGAAGATATGTTATAACAGTTGATGTTGCAAGAGGCACAGTCAATGACTATTCTGCCTTTGTTGTAATAGACGCAACACAAATGCCATACAAAGTAGTTGCAAAGTATAAGAACAATGAAATCAAACCTTTACTTTTTCCACAAGTCATACACAAGATCGCAAAGTCATATAATATGGCAGAGATACTTGTAGAAGTAAATGACATAGGTGGTCAAGTTGCAGATACACTACAGTTTGATTTAGAATACGACAATCTAATTATGGTCAATCAAAGAGGTCGTTCAGGTCAGATTGCAGGTACAGGATTTAGTGGCAAGAAATCACAACTAGGTCTAAGAACAACTAAGGCGACAAAAAAGATAGGTTGTTCAAACTTGAAGACTATGATAGAGTTAGATAAACTGATAGTCAACGATTTTGATATTATTGCAGAATTATCAACATATATTCTCAAAGGTAAAGAGAAATACGAGGCAGAGGAGGGCAGTTCAGACGATTTAGTGACCTGTCTAGTTATGTTTGCCTGGTTATCAAATCAAACATATTTCAAAGAATTGACTGACCAAGATATACGAGCAAGACTTGTAGACGAGACGGAAAGACAAATGGAACAAGACATGGCGCCATTTGGTTTCGTAGATGACGGTATATCAGGTCCTGAAGATGAGAGTTACAAAGACGCTTACGGGACAACATGGTCACCAATAAAGTACAAAAGAGGTTGGTAAATCTTGCATATTATAAATAGAAATGTAATTAACGAATAATTACTTAATTGCAATTAATTAATAAGGAGAAAACAAGATGGCTTTTTTAGTTTCACCTGGTGTTCTCGTAACAGAAAAAGACCTTACTAACGTAGTACCAGCTGTATCATCATCTATTGGTGGTGTGGTTGTTGTTAGTGAGAAAGGTCCAATGGATGAGGTTACTACAATCTCAAGCGAAGATGAATATGTTAGAGTGTTTGGTAAACCAGACGCTTCAACTTTTGAGTATTTTTTTACGGCAGCCAACTTTTTACAATACGGTAACAGTTTAAGGGTAGTAAGAGCAGTCACCGGAAACTTGAACGCAGCTTCAGGCGGTTCAGGTCTCCAGATTAAGAACACGACTGATTACTTAGATAATTATAGCGATGGTTCAGGAACTGTTGGATCTTGGATAGCAAGAGAAGCAGGAACTCATGGCAACAACTTAAAAGTATCTATGTGTACAAATAGCAATGCGTATACAAGTAACGGCGGTGGTTCAAACCTAGTTAATGACGCTTCAGCGGCAATTGGCGATACTTCTATCACAATAGATGATGGTGGTGGAGACAAGATCCAAGTAGGCGACATTATAGAGTTTGGCGATATCTCTGGTAACTTTAACGCAGCTCCTTCAGGACACTATTACAAAGTAACAGCAAACTCATCAGGAACATTAACAATCGCAAGATTTGATCCTGCTACGGGTAAAACAGAAACAGGCGGTCTAAGACACGCTGTAGCTGACAACGCTTTCTTTAGAAGATTTTGGGAATATTATTTCAACTTCTCAGCGGCGCCATCAACTACAGATGATGTTTCAAACGCAGGTGGTTCTAATGACGAGTTACATATAGCAATAGTAGACGAAGATGGCGGCATTTCAGGCACAGCGGGTACTATATTAGAAACATTTGAAGGTTTATCACAAGCGAGCGACGCTAAAAACGCTCAAGGTGATACAAACTATTATGCTGATGTTTTATACAATCAAAGTCAATTCATTTACTGGATGGACCACGAGAGTACATTAGCAAATGCAGGTAGTTCAAAAGTAGGTCAAACATTTGACAATGTAGGCGCACAAGCAATATCAGTATTCAGTTCTAGTTTAGCAGGTGGTACAGACGATAACGTACCAACAAATGCTGAGTTAGCACTAGGATTAGATAAGTTTGGTGACGCAAACACAGTTGAAATAAACTTACTAATGACTGGACCTTCACAAACAAACGCAGACGCAACTGGTGATGTATTAGCAACAAAAGTTATTGACATTGCAGAACAAAGAAAAGATTTGGTAGCATTTATTTCGCCTGCTAGAGCAGACGTTGTAAACGTTTCAGATCCTATCGCACAAACTGTAAATGTTAAAGCATTTGCTGATGGTCTACCATCTAGTTCATATGCAGTTATTGATAGTGGTTACAAGTACATGTACGACAAATACAATGGCGTATTTAGATTTGTACCATTAAACGGTGACATTGCAGGTTTATGTGCTAGAACGGATACAGTTGCAGATCCATTCTTCTCACCTGCTGGGTTTACAAGAGGACAAATTAGAGGCGCAGTAAAACTTGCCTTTGATCCTACTCAGACACAAAGAGACGACTTATACAAAGCAAGAGTAAATCCTGTGGTAACATTCCCAGGACAAGGTACTGTATTGTTTGGTGATAAGACGGCTCAGTCTAAACCTAGTGCGTTTGATAGAATTAACGTTAGACGTTTATTCTTAACTTTAGAGAAAGCAATATCAACTGCTGCTAAATTCCAACTCTTTGAGTTCAATGATGAATTTACAAGAGCGAATTTCAGAAACTTGGTAGAACCTTTCCTTAGAGACATACAAGGTAGAAGAGGTATCACAGACTTTAAAGTAATCTGTGATGAAACTAACAATACAGGTGAAGTAATTGATAGAAACGAATTTATCGCAGATATTTTTGTGAAACCAAATCGTTCTATTAACTTCATTAAACTTAACTTCGTTGCTACAAGAACAGGCGTTGCCTTTTCAGAAGTAGCAGGCGCTTAATAGAGAGGAAATAAAAAATGGCAAATGTATCAGACTTTATCTCCAAACTAAAAGGCGGCGGTGCAAGACAAAACCAGTTTAAGGTAACTATGCCTTTTCCTGGATTTGCAGCTGTAGGTGGTGAAACAGAAAACATGGCGTTTCTATGTTCAGCAACTCAGTTACCGTCAAGTGAGTTAGGAGAATTAACTGTAAACTTTAGAGGAAGACCTATATATATGGCAGGTGATAGAACATTCCAAACTTGGACTACAACTATCATCAATGACACATCTTTTGATATCAGAAATGCTATAGAAAGATGGTCAAACGGTATCAATAACCATAGTGATAACGAAGGTTTAAATAACCCTACTGACTATCAAGTGGACGCATTTGTAGACCACTTAGATAGAAATGGTAATATCATTAAGTCTTACACATTTAGAGGTCTTTGGCCGCTAACTGTGGGTACAGTAGACTTAAACTACGACCAGGTAACGGCGTTAGAAACTTTTGAATGTACTTGGAGATACCAATTCTGGGAAAGTAATACTACAACTTAATATGTTGTACTTTATGGCGCTCCTTTGGGGCGCCATAAATAATTGAAAAGGAGAAATGTAGTGGCAGAATTTTTTGGATTTGAAATCAAGCGTAAAGAAACACCTAGTAATAGTCAAACGTTTACGGCGCCAACAGCAGATGATGGCGTACAGACTATTATGGGAGGTGGTCATTATGGCACCTACCTTGATATCGAAGGCAAAGTAAACAACGAGGCAGACTTAATAAGAAGGTATAGAGAGGTTGCAATGCAACCTGAATGTGACCAGGCGATTGAAGATGTTATCAATGAGGGTATAGTCATTGATGATAATAGAGAAACAATACGCCTAAACTTACATACAGTACCTTTCTCAACAGCAATCAAAAAACGTATACAAGAAGAATTTAACAATATTCTTTCGTTATTGGAGTTTGAACAAAAAGGACATGACATATTCAGGCGTTGGTATGTTGATGGCAGAATAGTATATCATAAAGTAATAGACCCTAATGATGTTAAAAAAGGTATTACTGAATTAAGATATATTGATCCTAGAAAAATTAAGAAGGTTAGAAAACCTAAAAAGAAAGACAACGAGTTTAGACCTAAAGACCCTAGTAAACCACCACATGTAGAGTTTGAAGAATTTTATATCTACAATGAAAAAGGTGTACAACCAGGTGCAAGTTCGACACAAGGTCTCGCAATTACAAAAGACGCTATAGCGTTTTGCCCTAGTGGTATGGTAGATCAACAAAGAAACATGATACTATCACATTTACACAAGGCAATCAAACCTGTCAATCAGTTAAGAATGATTGAAGACAGTATTGTTATCTATAGAATATCCAGAGCACCTGAGAGAAGAATATTCTACATTGATGTTGGTAACTTACCTAAACAAAAGGCAGAGCAATATCTAAAAGATGTAATGAATAGATACAGAAACAAACTTGTATATGACGCAAGTACAGGTGAGATAAGAGACGATAGACAATACATGTCTATGTTAGAAGACTTTTGGTTACCAAGACGAGAAGGTGGTAGAGGTACTGAGATTACTACACTACCAGGTGGTTCTAACTTAGGTGAAGTAGAAGATATCAAATACTTTCAAAAGAAATTATATAAGTCATTAAATGTGCCTGTATCCAGATTAGAAGCAGAGGGTAGTTTCAATATGGGTAGAGCGACTGAGATTAATAGAGACGAATTAAAATTTAGTAAATTTGTTGATAGACTTAGAACAAGATTTAATGCATTATTCCATGACTTACTAAAAACACAATTAATCTTAAAGGGTGTAATCTCAATAGAAGATTGGGAAAATACTCTAGCAAGAACAATCAGATACAACTATGTAAATGACGGTTACTATGCTGAGATTAAAGAAAGTGAAATGTTTAAAGAAAGAATGGAAATATATCGTAACTTAAAAGATAGTGAAATGATTGGTAACATTTATTCTAAAGAGTGGGCGATGAAAAATATATTAAAGATGACTGACATTGATATTAAAGATGAACAGGATAAAATAGAGAAAGAAAAGGAGGCGGAAGCGCCACCAGAAGGAGAAGATGATGACACAGGACAATTCTAACCCAACAAGAGATATGATTGACGCATTAGAGACAGGCGATAATGTATCTGCTGAGAAATCTTTTAAAGACGCTCTATCTACAAAAGTAGGACAAGAGTTAGACGATAAGAGAAAAGAAGTTGCAGGGACAATTATGTCAAAGGAACTAGAGACGAATGATAACGCTGAGCCAACTGAAATCGACAATTAACGAAAAAGGCGAACACAAACGTTCTTTGGTCTATAAAAAATTAGCGCCTAAAAATAAACAGGCGGTAGATGATGTATATGCTCAACTAGAAAAGTCACCTGGTAGAGTATTAATGAATTTTAGTAAAGTTATGAAAGACGTTACTAAGAAATATAAAGTACAACAAAAAGATATTGAAACCTATTTCAAAAAAGAAACAGGTCTAACCATATAAAGGAGTAGAAAAAATGGCAATAGTAAACGCAAGAAACTTAGTAGATAGCGCAACGAGAACAGTAAGAATGTTTGAGATTGACAATGCTACTAATTCAAATGTAGTGTGTGTTGACGCTAGTTCTTTAAGAGGACACTCGTCTAACCCAACACTAGACATAAGAAGTATTAAATGGAACACAACAGCGGCAACAAGTGATATACAATTACTATTTGACGCAAGTTCAAACGATCACGCAATATCATTACACGGTAGTGGCGAGTATGGGTTTCACGGTAAACAACCTAACATAACAAACCCAGAAAGTTCTGGCGTAACAGGTGATATTTTAATTAACAACGGTAGTGCTGTAACAGGTACAATCATAATTGAAGTTGCAAAGACTAAAGGTTATGACGCTTCAGGACAAACAAGATAATGGCTGATACAGTATCATCACAGACTATTACAGACGTTGCAGGTTCTAAAACTGTTATGAAGTTTACGAACAAGTCAGACGGCACAGGAGAGAGTTTAGTAGAGAAGATGACAAGTGCAAACTTAAATCACTTGTCAACTTCTACTAAAATTGCTAGAGTGATTTATAGTGTAAACACTACGGACCCAAAAGGGTCCGTAGAAATCCTATTTGAAGGGACTACTAACGCAACGGCGATGTTTCTATCAGGTCAAGGCACGATAGACTTACAGACGCCTGCTATACAGATAGCAAATAATGCAAGTTCGCCTACAGGTGATGTATTATTCTCAACACATAATTTTGTGTCAGGAGACAGTTATACCATCATTTTAGAGGTGAGATAATATAAATAGGACTAAGGGAAAAACATATGAAACTTATTACAGAAGAGCTTACAGACGTTCAGTTGATTGCAGAAGCAGACGAGAACGGCAAAAAGCAACATAAAATCAAAGGGATATTCATGCAAGCGAATATTAAAAACCGTAATGGTCGTGTTTATCCTATGGAAGTATTAGAAAAAGAAGTTAATCGTTACAGAAAAGAATTTATTGACCGTAAGAGAGCATTTGGTGAACTAGGGCATCCAGAGGGACCAACTGTAAATTTAGAGAGAGTATCACATTTAATCACATCATTAGAAGGTGATGGCAAGGGTAACTATGTCGGCGAAGCGAAAGTTACAGATACACCATACGGTAAGATTGTAAAGTCTTTGATAGACGAAGGCGCACAATTAGGAGTTTCGTCAAGGGGCATGGGTTCCTTGGAGAATAAAGGCGGTACAAACTATGTAAAATCAGACTTTTACTTAGCGACTGCTGCTGACATTGTTGCAGACCCATCTGCTCCAAGTGCATTTGTACAAGGTGTCATGGAAGGCAAAGAGTGGGTATGGGACAATGGTGTTGTAAGAGAACAAGATATTTCTGAGATACAATCAGAAATAGAACGTGCTAAACAACACGAACTAGCTGAAAAGCAAACGGCTGCTTTTGAAAAATTTATGCGAAAAGTCGCAAAATAATAAATAGTAGTACGCAAATTAATTAATTAATTTATTTTAATTAGGAGAGATTAAATGGAAGATAATAAAACAATCGTATCAGAAGCTCCTAAGGGTGCAGACGCTCCAAAAGCAGGATCTGGTAAAGCAGAACCTATGCAAAAGTTAGCAGGTGCAGAATTTGAAGACGGCGGAAAAGCAGTAACTTCTCCATCAGACGCTAGTTCTACTGACCATGCTAAGAACATCAAAAAGGACACAACTGCTCCTACGAAAGGTGCCACTCCAGCAGAACCAATGCAAAAGGTAAATGCTGAAATGGAAGATGATGACGATAAAAAAAATGAAAAGAAACATATGAACGCTCAGAAAAAAATGAACGCTCAAATGAAAAAAGAAGAAGCTGAGGACATCAACGAAGCTGACAAAGATAAAGAAGACGAAGACGAAGACGAAAAAGAAATCATGGAAATGCCAAAAACAAAAGCTGGCATGATACAAGCAATGTATGACATGATGAACAAAAAGAAAAAATCAGAAATTGCTGCCTCTTACGGTAAGATGATGGCTGCTATGAATGGCGACCATGACGATAAGAAAGACGAAGCAATGCATGATGATGAAAAGTCTAAAGAGAAAAAAGAAGCAGTAGAAAAAAGAGTGAAAGACATTGACGTAAAAGAAGATGTTGACGCTTTAGTTTCTGGTGACGAAACTTTATCTGAAGCATTCAAAGACAAAGCGGCAACTATCTTCGAAGCTGCAGTTAAATCAAAAGTAAGAAATGAAATTGAAAGACTAGAAGACGAGTACGCTGGTGAATTATCAGAAGCAAAAGAGGAGTTCAAACAAGACTTAACAAACAAAGTTGACAATTATCTAAACTATGTTGTTGAGGAATGGATGAAAGAAAACGAACTTGCTATTGAAAAAGGTGTTAAAGGCGAAATCGCTGAAGACTTTATTTCAGGTCTAAAACAATTGTTTGAAGATCATTACATTGATGTACCAGAAGAAAAGTATGACGTTCTAGGTGCTAAAGAGGAAGAAATTGAAACTCTTAAAGACAAAATCAACGAAATGACAAATCAAGCAGTTGAATATAAAAAACAGATTAACGAATTTTCAAAAGATGAAATTTTAGAAGAAGTAACATCTGGTCTTGCTGACACAGAGGTTGAGAAACTAAAATCATTAATTGAAGATGTAAGTTATGAAGGTGCTGACGAGTACAAAGCAAAGTTAACTACTATTAAAGAAAGTTACTTTGGTGCGGCTAAACAAGCGCCTGCGTCAACTGAAAATGTTGACACAACAAATTCCAATGATGGTAACACAGTAACGGAGATTAGCGACAGCATGTCTCGTTATACGGATGCAATCAGTAGGGTTAAAAGTAGAGATATCTACGGAAACAAATAAGTAAAAACTAAGGAGAGATAAACAAATGTTTAATTCGCAACCACTTCAGGAAAAATGGTCTCCAGTTCTGGATCATGCGGACTTGCCAAAAATTGACAACCCGTATAAAAGAGCTGTAACATCAGTTATCCTGGAAAACCAAGAAAAAGCAGCGAAAGAAGACAAAGCATTCTTAGGTGAAATTGCTAACGTAACAGGTAGCGCAATTGCTAACTGGGACCCTATTTTGATTTCACTTGTAAGAAGAGCAATGCCAAATCTTATCGCTTACGATATCTGTGGTGTACAACCTATGACTGGTCCAACTGGTCTAATCTTCGCAATGAAGAGCAGATTTACAAGTAACTCTGGTACAGAAGCATTATTCAACGAACCGGATTCAGACTTCTCTGGAACTGGTACAATGAGTGCTTCATTAAATCCAGGTTTAATGAACGACACTACAACGTCAGTAACAACAGGTACTGGTATTGCTACAGCGACTGCTGAAGCTTCATCATCATTTGCTGAAATGGCGTTCTCAATTGAGAAATCAACTGTAACTGCTAAAACTAGACAGTTAAAAGCAGAATACACAATGGAACTTGCACAAGACCTTAAAGCAATTCACGGCTTAGACGCTGAAAGTGAATTAGCAAACATCTTGTCTGCTGAGATCCTAGGTGAGATCAATAGAGAAGTAGTAAGAACAATTTACGAAAAAGCTAAAAAAGGTGCTAACATCAACACAACAACATCAGGTACTTTTGACTTAGACACAGATTCCAACGGTAGATGGTCTGTAGAGAAGTTTAAAG